AACTGCGGTTGTTCTGGGAGGATCACACTCCGCCGGACCCTGAAACCGTCAACGCCGACCTCAACACGAACTTCACTAATGGCCTTATGACCATCAACGAGGGGCGCGCCGAGCGCGGCTTGCAGCCTCTTGATGACCCGATGGCCGATGAAGTGCTGGTCGATCCCAACAAAATCCCGCTGTCGATGCTGGCGAAGAAAGCCGAGATGTCGATGCAACCGCCCGCGCCTCTAGGCGGGGAAGGCGGACCGCCGGGCGCGGAGGGATTCGACGACATGGAGGGGAATGATGACTTCGGCGATGTGGAATTCGAGGATGACGATGACGAGGAACTGACCGACCTCGAATGGAAGGACGACCCCGAAGACATGGAGGACGTGGCGAAGGGCTGGGGCGGTCGGCTCAATGGCGTCTTGAAGTCGTGGGAGGAATCGAAGCATCCCCGCGATCACGGTAAGTTCTCCAGTTCGCCAGGTTCGGGCGGCGGCGACATTGAGGGAGCGAAACAGAAATGGCGTGAAGCCGTCGAGTCCCACCAGGCGGCGCGGCAGCACATCATGCAGCATCTTGAGGAGGGGGCAGAGAAGGCGCAGGCAGCCTACGACAAGCACGCCGCGACGATCAAGCATCTCAACGAGAGCCTGGATTTCGGCGAAGAGGGCAGTGAGCACGAGAAGTATTATCTCGCCCTAGATGAAACCGTGGTAAAGCAGTTGCGTCCTGCCGAGACGCCCGGCGAGCGATTTGAGGCGTTGGGGGATGTCATTTGGCGCGCGAAAGAGTTTCACGAAGTCGCTGAAGACGACGAAAGCAAGTCGCACGCAAAGCAGATCATCGCGGCAGCGAAGGCGGGGCGGCAGGCGCTGCGCGACTACGCCGACCACAAGAAGAAACTGCGGGCCGTCAAGCGGGGCGAGGTCGTGAAACGGCATCTAGTCGGCGCGTCCGCCAACGGCAACGGCGTCCACAAATCCGACCAGCCCCGCGTCCCGTCCGGCCACCGCGAAGGCGGCCAGTTCGCCAAGAAGGACGAGGGCGGCTCCTTCTCCTTCGGCGGCAAGATGCCCCATCCCGACACGCCGGCCACGGCTCACCGTGGCGACGCGCGCGCCGCACACAAAGCCAAGGTGAAGGAAGGGCGCAAGCTCGCCCGCAAGGTGGAGCATCTGTGGTTCGATTTGCCGATGTCGGTACTCGAAGGCAGTGAGTTCGACCGGCTCAAGGACTTGACGGATTGGGCGGACTCGGCCCAGACGCTGGAGAATATCCGCCACGAGGCGGCGCGGCTGTCCTCAGCACTGTCCACGCGAGAGCCGCACGCCGATGAGGAGACGGAAGACGACCGCAAGGAGGCGATTGGCGTCTTGCGGGAGATGGGCACGACGGCGGGGCGAGCGGCGCGGGTGATGCGCGAAGCGGAGGACATGAAGCCAGCGAGCAAGAAGAAATCTCACGAGCCGAAGCCGGAAGAACCCGAAGAGGACGACCACGGCGGCGTGATTCCCGAAGCGAAGGACCGGGCGAAGGCGGTGGACCTCATCACGCTGCCCGACGACGTGAAGGGCACGAATTGCGGACTGTGCGTGTGGATCGACGAGGACGGCGACTATTGCACGAACCCGAAAGTGGACATGCCGGTCAATGAGAGGATGTGCTGTAATTTGTGGCAGCGGCACGGCACGCTACGGGAATATGAGAAGAAAGCAGCCGAGCCGAAGGTAAAGAGTTGGGAGGAGAGCAAGCAACCATGATACCCGACATCCGCAGTCTCCCCGGCGACTCTTCCGCCGTTGCCGTTCTCTGCTCCCTCGCCGAGTACTACGGCTGCGACCTCCACGGCGGTGGGGCGTTCGAGCGCCTGGTTGAGAAAGCCATGCGCCGCGACGTTTACACCGACGAGGTGACGGCGGCTGCCGTGGACCTGGGTCTGCCGGTGGCGCACGCGGGAGCGCTGGACTTGACGCAGCTCAAGAGCGCCGTAAGTGCGGGCAAGCCGGTCATGTGCGTGACGAAGGGGATGGAGTACGTCGCGGTCACAGGTGCGGACGGCGCAGCGCTGACGGTACAGCATCCCCTACACGGCCGGCTGTCCGTGCCGCAAGTGGACTGGCTGCAATTGTGGGGCGGCGGCGGCCTGATCCTCGACGGCCCGCGCCGCGAGAAAGCCCAGCACGGCGGCAGAGGGGGCGGCATGGCTGCCGACAGGTTCCGCGACCAACATCCAATGCCGGTTGGCTCCCAGGTGACGGCACGCGAAGCCATCAACCACTACGACGCCAACACCGGCAAATGGACGTTTGAGGCGGCAGCGGGCGACAAGTTCGAGGTTCTGGGCCACACGGCAACCGGCGTCAAGGTGAGGAACAAGGCCGGGCAGGAGGCAGAAATTCCCCGGCACAAGTTGCGCGGCAAGACAACCGGCAGAGGCCACAAAGTTCCGGGGCCGGAAGGGATGGAGAAATTGCGGGCAGAGGAGCAGGAACGCCGCGCGCGGGAAGAGGCACCGCAGGAAGAGGAGCACGAGGAACACGGCGGGCATCTGACCACGGAACATCCGAAGAAACCGGGCTGGCACAGCGGCGGATCGTGCCGGCAGGGTCAGCGCGCCGACTTGACGCACTGTCAGCCGAAGGGATGACATGAAGCCACTCTATCGCCCACCCGCCATCTATGCCGTTACGCAGGAGCGCCGCCAGCGTGACGCACTCCGGGACGCTGAGCGCGCCGCCCGCGACCAAGAGAAAAAAATCAAAGACGCCATCAACCAGCACGGCGACCGGATGAGCGAGGAAGGGCGGGGACTGCTGACGGGTATTGCGGAGTCGCTGAAGAAGATTGCGGGGGCCGTGCGACGCTGATTTGCCTTCTCTCGCCATCTCTCCACACAATCGCGTGCATGAGCATCGTCGCACGCGAGCCTGTCATCCACAAGCGATTCGGGAGCGTCTTTTCCCCGCCCTCTGGCTATCGCTCCGCCGCGTCCGGCCCGGAAGTCACCGCCGAAGAAATCCTTGCTGGCGGCATCCGCGAAGATGACTGGTCCTTTCCTGTTCTCCTGACAACCCCCAATCCCGACCGCGTTCAAGACGAGGTTGTGCCGGAAGGCTGCGATTACACGAACTATGCCAGCGCGCCGATCGTCTACTTTGACCACCAGGCTATCAAGACGCCGATCGGCAAGATGCGCAGCCCGCACGACGGTCGGCTGTACTTCGCCATCGAGCCGGGTAGGGGAATCCTCGGTCGCATCTGGATTGCCAAGCGCCTGAAGGACATCGAGACTTCCGATCACGCCCGCATCTGCCGCGATATGTGGTGGATGGTCAAGGACGGCCTGCTCAACGGAATCAGCGTCGGATTCGACCCGCGAGGCCGACCGCAACCCCTACGCGGCGGCGGCACGCGATATGACGAATGGGAACTCCTCGAGGTCAGCTTGGTTGGCATCCCGGCAAACGGTGAGTGCCGCGTGATTCGGGAGTTTCTGGGCGACAAGTCGCGGGCGAAGAAACTGCATCCGGTTGTTCTCAAGAGTCTGACGACGTGGGCTGAGCCGCTGCCGGTCTGGTCGCCGGGCGGATTCACAGGAGTTGCCATGATCGAGAAGGGCGGCAGCAAGCCGGGACATTTGGATGATGCCAGCGAAGAGGAACGACGGGCGGCTTTCGCTCACATGGCAGCGAGCAAGAAGGAAGGGAAGAAAGAGGGCGAGGGACACACAGAGGCGAAGAAGGAAGGCGGCAAGGCGGGGGAACATCTCCGCACTGTCCGGGAAGCAAACAGCAAGCTCCACGATGCCAAGCGGAGACTTGATTCCGCCCGCGAATCGCTTCAAAGATTCAAGTATGAGGCTAACCGGGAGTTCAACAAGAAGATTAGCGGCAAGAGCGAAGAGGAGGCGGAAAAAGTTCGGGCACGCATGGATAGGCTGCGCCGACCACGATTCGAGAAATTGAAGAAAGAAGTCGCCGACGCGGAAAAAGTACACGAGGAAGCACAGAAAGCCCATGAAAAGCTTACGAAGCAGCGGAGTAAATCCATGTCCTCGCGCGAACACGAATCCGCCGCCAAGCGCGAGCGCCCGCACGAGTTCTCCGCCGAAGGACGCCGCGAAGAAGCCAAGACCGGCGTTGCCGAAAAGAACGGCTCTTTCCCCATCGAGAACGCGGAAGACCTGCACAACGCGCTGCGTGCCATCGGTCGCTCGAAAGACCCGGAGGCAACGCGGCGGCATATCAGCGCGCGGGCGCACGAGCTGGGGCTGGAAGACGAACTCCCCGAAGATTGGCACGAACGAGGCAGAGCAAGCAAAACGGAGCATAAGTCCATGAGCGAATCATCCGGCAGCGACGGCGGCTATCTGACCACCGACGGCGAGAAGCACGACGACCACCATGCCGAAATCAAATCCGCCATTCACGATCGCATGGAAGACCACTCCGACGGCGATCACGGCGGCGAGCACGAGGCGCACTACCACGCCGAAACCGGCGACGTTCACCACGTTCACGGCGAAGAGGCGTCTGAGGAGCACGTCAAGGGCGTCCACGCGGACTTGACTGAAGTGCCGGGCGTCTCGCGCGTGACGCACGGCACGGAGCGCCCCGAACCCGAAACCGGCTGGGAGTTGGTCTATCCCGGCGAGAAGATTCGGGAAGGCGGCGAGAAGGAGAAGTGCCTGGGCGTGAAGGATGCTTCGGAAGATGGGCGGCTGATTCGCCGTCAGAAAGCGATTGCGGCCCGCGTCAAGCACGGCCAGCAGGTCATTGCGATTCTCAAGCGTGGCATCGTCACCTGGACGGTGCAGAAGTCCACCGAGGATTGCGTCAGCAACAAAATCAAGTACCTCCACGATAGCGGCGAAGCGGAGAAGAAGGGCTGGGGGGATAAGCAGGTCCAGGCCATCGCGTATTCGTACTGTGGCGAGAAGAAGGGCATCCTGCCGTTCAAGATGAAGGCGATGGACGATTACGAGACGAAGGAGAAGGACGGCGACGAGGATGAAGACGAGGACGACGATGCGACGCTCGGCATGGAGAAAATGCCGGAAGGTGCTGGCGAAGAGGAGACGCCGCGTCAGCCTACTTCGGTAACGCTGTTTGAGACGGCCATCGAGTACCTTGAAGACGCCATCGAGGGACTTGAGCCGGAACGTCGGGAGTTCGTGGAAGACATCATCGAACAAATCCGTGCCGAGATGCATGAGGTTCACCCGGAAGAGGGGGGCGGCCACAAAAAGACCGTCTCGCAGGAGGCGCAGGAGCGCGAGCCGGAGGAGAAAGAGGAAACCGACAAGGAATTGGCCCGCTACAAGTCGCGCCGCGCTCCGCGGACAAAGGGAGTTGCCGCCTCAGCTGTGCTGAAGCGGCTGCGGCGGTTCGCCGACGACCACGCCGAAATCATCCGCAAGACGGCCGACAATCTGCACGAGGTCGGTGATATGCACACGCTGAAGACCGACAAGGGAATGCACATCAAGGGTTACACCGAAGGCCATCACAAGGGAATGCGCAAGATGGCCCGCGCCCTGGACCGCCTGCACGGTGCCATCACCAAGGCGAGCGAGCCGGAAGAGGACGAGAAGCTGACGCACGAGGAACTGCGGGAAGGTGGCCGCAAGCAGGACGAAATCCCGGAGACGGAGCGTACCGAGTCGCGCGAACGCGATGAAGTCGAGGTCGAGAAGTCGCTGGATCGCGTGGACTGGTCGGCGCTCCTGCCCGACCTGCGGGCGCTGCATCTGCAAGCGACGGGGAAGACGGCGTGATTCGTCGCCTTTGGTGTTGGCTGTTCGGTTGTCGCGGCCAGTTTCCGCGACCTGGCGAGTGGTTCATCTGTTCTCGCTGCGGGCGTAGTTGGCATTTTCAGATTCCAGATTCGCCGCCGAAAAGTTATCGCCGCGTACCAGATTGGGAGTGAGCGTGAGCGACCAACTTTTTCAAGCCTGGCGTTGGCCGCAGGGGCAGACTCGCGCCACGTGGGAGCAAGTGCCGGGATTGGAGCCAGCCGGCCAGCACGCCTTGTTTGCCGCAGTCCAGCAACAGCTATGGAAGGTGTCGGAGGTTGAATACGAGTACCAGATTCTTCCCGTGGGGGAGCGGCCAGCTTTGCATCGGTCGTTCTCGCAGACGTTTAAGAAGCTGAGGCGATGATGGCGACGAATTACTCTGGAATGTCCGCCGAATATATCGCCTTGCTGAGTCTTATTTGCTGTGATTGCGGTTGGAATGGCAAGGGCCGGGAAGCAATCGTTGTTCAGGATGACGTGGTTCGGTGCCCGCGATGCAAGAAGCCAGTCGTGCGTGATGAAAAGAGTCAGACGTACAAAACGCGGAGGATGAAGCCTCAGTGAGTCCGCGCCGCCTCGACCAGAAAGGGCCATCGTTGGCCCGGCAATTTCTGCTAGGGCTGTGCGGCGATTTGCCACCGAAGGGAACGCTGGGGATGCTTCTGGACACGCGGCCTGATGATTTCGCGGCCAAGCTCGGCAGGTTTCTCGATGAACTGCTCGCATCGAGGCGGAGGAAGAAAAAGACGTGCAAGCGCGGAATTTGACTGATACTCCCGGCCGCGACGGTGCCGGCAAGAACAAGGTTCACGCTGCTGTTGACCACGCGCTTGATCCCGCAATTTGCCGAAAAATGACCGGCGAGATTAACCTTACCGTCGTCTTACACGAAGGCGGCGTTCGCGCCGTGAAGATCGGGACTGAGGAATTTTACAAGCATCCAGCCTGAGCCGTCATGGCAAGCCGGCTCAACCCGACGGACTTTTTAGCCTCTCCTCTGGACTCGGCTGAAACCCGTGCGGCAAGCAACACAGCTTCCGCGCGGGTTTCCTTTTGCCGAACAGAGAGACACACTCATGGCAACCGCCGCCGCCCCCAACAAAGAAACCCAGGAAGCGAAAGAACTCCTGAAGGGTCTTCTCGACCTGGCTCGCACGCCCGCCTCGAAGGCCGGCGTTTCTCCGCAGGAATACCTGCAAGGCGTCGTCTCGAAGTCCCACGGCGGCGCGATGTTCAACCCGCTGGGGCATGTCCCCCATCGCGCCGGCTACCGCCGCAAGTCGATGCTCGGCGAAGTCGAGCGCCTCGACGGCAAGCGAGGTTCCTTCGGCGAATGGCTCACCGCCTACCACAACTTCAGCGATCCCCGCGCCAACGTCGAACAGCATCGCGGCAGCTACGAAGTGCTGAAAAGTTACGGCACGGAGCGCGCCACCGATCAGACTATCGGCAACGACACCTACGTTCGCAAGACGGCCCTTGCCGAATCGTCCGGCATCACCGGCGGCTACACCGTCCTTCCCACGATGTTCTCAGAGCAGCTTTTCGCACTCGCCATCGAGGAAGCGATCGTTGAACCGCGTGCTCGCAAGCAACCGCTCACCACCCGTCAATGCACGATTCCCGCGCTCGATCAGGTCAACGAGACGTTCACCGCTGTTGCTGGTCAGTCCAACTTGCTCGCCGGCCTGGTGATGACGTGGGTGTCGGAAGCCGCGACCCGCAAGGAGAGCGAGCCGCTGTTCCGCAACGTGGTCGGGACCGCCTGGGAAGGCAGCTTCTACGCTCTCGCCTCCAATACGCTGCTCGCTGACAACGCCGTGGGGTTGGATAACTACCTGACGCAGCTTTTCGGTCGTGCGGTGGGCTGGTATCTCGATTACGCCTACCTGCAAGGCACGGGCGTAGGTCAGCCGTTGGGTGTGCAGAACGCCAAGGCGGCGATCCAGGTAACGCGGCAGTCGGGTTCGGGTAACAAGGCGTTTCTCTACACCGACGCCTGCGCCATGATGGGCAAGATTTACTGGCCGATGCGCCAGGATAACCTCGTCTGGATCGTTCACCCGACCGTAATCCCCTGGTTGTTGAACATGACCGACCAGAGCGGCCTGAACACCTTCACTCCGTTCAACGGCCAGCAAGGAAGCATTGCTTTGGGTCGCTTGCTGTTCCAGCCGTTCAACGAAGGCGCGCAGGCACCCATTCCTGCCCCCGAAGGCGCGCAGTCCATCGGCAAGCTGCTCGGTCACAACGTCATGGTGTCGGAAAAGGTGCCGGCTCTGGGCAGCATCGGCGACGTGGGCCTCTACGACTTCGACATCTATTGCGTCTTCAAGCGCATGGACATCGAGATCGCGGTCAGCACTCAGGTCGCTTTCCTCCAGAACCAAACCGCATGGCGCGTGGTCGTGAGGGCAGACGGTCAGCCGCTCGTTGGCAACAACCTGACGTATGCGGATGCCGGTGCCAACAGCACGGCATCGCCATTCGTCCTCCTGAAGTAACTCGATTTTCCCCCATAGAGGAGAGTTGATTCGTGGCAGATAAAGTTCCGACCATCGCGCCGACCAGAGCACAGCAGCAACCCGCGCCGGATTCGCCCTTCTACACGAAGGACAACATGCCGGAAGGTTGCTCGCCATCGGTGCGGTGGCTGTTCAACAGGGGATGGAAATGCCTAGGCGAGCCATCCTGGGAAAAGTCTCTCTGGTATACGCCCGAAGCGCAGCCGGAAGAGACTTCCCACCGAGAGCCGAAGAAAGGCCGCATTTGGCGGCAAAAGGGCAAGAAAGACCAGATGGGGCATCCCGTTGCGGAGCTGAACGAGGAAGTCTTGATGCAACAGGACGGCTCGCCCCTGGGCATCCTCAATGTGCCTTGCGAGCAATTGGTGGTCACGCCGGCAGCCCAGCCCATGACGTTCGCGCAGGCGTTTCAGGCGCAGCAAAGCCGCGAGGAGCGTGATCGTCGCCTTGTCCTTCAGAAACAGCCGTAATCCGCATGAGGTAACGATGGTTGCCGCCGCCGCAATCGGTCGAGTCCACAACGCCCTCGATTCCTTCCAGGAGTCGAGGGAGGGGGCGCGCCGTTTCCATCGCCGCGACATCGGGGATGTCGATGTCAACCACTGCTTTGCGGACTTCTTGGCGCGCGTGCGGATGGACGACCGCCGCGGCATCGAAAAGGCGTACTGGTCGAAGGTGACGAAGGGCGCGATGAACGAGGCGTCCGGCACGGCAGGCGGCTACACCGTGCCGCCGGATTTGTCGGTCGGCCTCATGCGTGACATCTCTACCGGATCGCTCTGGCGTCGCTTCGGCGCGCTGACGATCCCGATGAAGACGCAAACGACCGTCGTGCCGATGCCGGACGTGTCCACGGTGCAAGCAGTGGGGACGGCTCCCTACTTCGGCGGCTTCCTCATGCAGTGGCAGGTGGAAGCGTCGAAGGCTTCCGGCGAGAACTTCAGCCAGACCGCCCCGGGGTTCCGCAACGTCGAGTTGAACGCCTGGCTGCTCGGCGGCTACGTCTACGCGAGTAATCCGTTCCTCCAGGATGCGGTCGGCGTCGAGGAATGGCTGACGAACCTGTTCGCCAACGGTGCAGCCTGGTATCAGGATTTGGCATTCTTCCAAGGAACGGGCACCGGACAGCCGCAGGGCGTGACTAATAGCGCCGGTGCCGTGTCCGCCTCGCGCGCCGGCTCCAACGCTATCGCCGTGGCTGACGCACAAGGAATGATTGACAATCTGCTGCCATCCGCGTTCGAGTCTGGCGCGGTCTGGTTCTGCCATCCGACCGCGTTGCCTCAGATCACGAACTTTACGGGCTGGTTCCCCAATGGGCCGCTTGTTCTGTACGGCTTGCCGTTGGTCCCAACGGGCAAGTGCGCCAAGCTTGGCGGTACGGGCGATCTGATTCTTGCTGCCCCCTCGCTGTACGTCATCGGCGACAGGATGCAATACGAGGTCGCGTTGGCGACGGAGGAGCCGGGCAGCTACTACAACAACCAGTCCGCTTTCCGCATCACGAGCCGGGTTGACGGTCAACCCGCTGTAGCAGCGCCGATCACTCTAAGCAACGGCTCGTCAACCGTGAGTCCGTTTGTGGTTTTGCATTCCTAACCGGCGACAAGCGTTCGCCTAGTCAATCGAGGATACCATGTCATTTCAAGAGCAACTGACGCAAGCGCTTTCGCCGCAGGATTTCCTGTTCACCCAGACGGTGAACAACACGACCGTTTCGACCAGCCCCGGCATCGACATGTCGAAGTTCCACCGGGCGATCTGGTACATCGAGATGACCGGATCAGTGGCGAATGCCGCGATTCTGTCGGCCATTCAGCCGCAGTCGTCGCAAAACAGCAACTTCGTCCCGTTCCACAACATGACGGGGTTCAGCGTCTCCAACGTCACGCTGAACAACAATGTCATCAGCGTTGAGGTTCGCGCCGATCAGGTGACGTACCAGAACCCCAACGACCGCTACGTTCGGCTGAACATGACGGGCAGCACGCAAGCGTTGACGGCAACGGTCATCGGACTGGGCGGCATCAGCCCGCAAAGTCCGGGCAACCAGTACACGAACTCCTCGATCGTTGTCCAGCAGGTTGTCTGCACGACCTGATTCGAAGCATGGCTCCTCGCAGTCGTGCGGGACCGCGTACCACGGGCATGTACGCGGTCCCCCTTTTTTGCTATCATCTCCGCATGTCCCCCGAAGAAGCCTTTCTTGTCTCCATCATCGAACATCCCGAAGACGATACACCGCGCCTTGTGTTCGCCGACTGGCTGGAGGAACACGATCAGGCAGAGCGGGCGGAGTTTATCCGTGTGCAGTGCCAATTGCCGAAGACGCCGCGCGATCCGGCCAAGCACATCGAGCTAGACACGAAAACAGGAAGGTGGGTGAGAGTCGAGGCGAATTGCAGCAAATGCCGGCACTGCCTGCTGCGCCGCCGCGAGAAGGAAATGCTGGTGCGTGAATGGGAATGGGATTACGACAGCCTCAACCATTTCTGCGGTGATCTGGGGACAAACTTCATCGCCGATCTGGTCCGGCATCGCGGCTTCATCGCCGAAATCACCCTGACCTGTGCGGACTGGCTTCAGCACCGCGACCGGCTCTTGAAGGCGGCACCGCTGGAGAAAGTGACGCTGACAGGGGCAGGGCCAGGCGGCATCCTTGCGCCTGGTGGGACTATCACCTTGCGCAGAGGCCAAACGTGGCACGTTGGCTGGTTTGACGAAGACGGTCCACATCAAGCCGATCTTTCCTTCCCAGCCCATAGAACACTTAAGTCATTGATTAGTGAGGACTTAGCGGTGGCCATTGCCAACGGAGTTGTCACCTCTGTCTGATTTGCTCCCTCTCGCTCTCTTCTTTTATTCTCTCCCACACACTTTTGCCCGGTTCGATTAGTTCGTTTTGGGAGAGAACAACTCGATGCCCGTTTCCGCGCCGGCCCGCGTTTATTTGGCACTGCCAAACTATGGCGAGTTTCACGCCCTTTTGCTTCATCCGCTCTTGCAGCCCGTCCGCCACGACAGCGGCACAGCGGTCAACCTCTATCCCGTCGGCTCGTCAGCGCTGACCTTCAACTTCAACCTCAAATGGACGGAGGCGCTCAATCGCCGCGAGACGGACGGCATCACCCATTTCGCCATGCTCCACGCCGACGTTTCTCCCGCCGTTGGCTGGATCGATACGCTGCTCGACGAACTGCGCCAGCACAACGCCAGCGTTGTTTCCGCCGTCATTCCCCTGAAGGACTTGCGCGGTGTCACGTCAACGGCGATCGGCAAGGAAGTGGACTCGATCCACGTCGAGAAGCGTTTGACGGTGCGGCAAGCCCGGCGACTGCCGAAGACGTTCACGGCGGCAGACTGCGGTTATCCGAATTTGCCGCTGCTCATCAACACGGGCTGCTGGATCGCGGACATCCGGCAGCCGTGGGCGGACAACTTCCCCGGCTTCGACATCATCAACGGGATCGTGTTCGACAAGGGCGAGTATTCGGCGCGGTTCTACCCGGAGGATTGGTTTTTCGGAAATTGGCTGTTCAAGAACGGCGTCAAGACGATGGCAACGACGGCGGTGCCGTTGTCGCACGTCGGGATGGCACAGTACCGGAATGATCTGGATTGGGGCGAGGAGGAAGACCCCACGGACAAGGAGCCGCCGCCGATGGAGATTGGGCGAAAGCCGGAACCGCTCAGCACTTCGCCGGGGTGGAAGAAAGAGCCGACCCGCGAAATCGTCGCCGTGCGCTACGCCGAAGACCTCGGCTGGGTTCACGGCTGGCTCGATGACATAGTGGTCAAGCACGGCCCGAACCTGACCTATCGCATCTACGACAAGGGACCGCAGGGTGACACGCCGAACATCGGCAACCTCGATTGGACGTACTTGCACCACATCGTCAACCGCTGGGACAGCCTGGCAGACTGGACGGTATTCACGCAGGCAGATCCGTTCCCGCACATGAACACTACCTTTGATGCCCTTCTGCAACCAGCCAGCGGCGCGGCCTTTCCGCATAAAGTGAAGTGCCGCGAGTGGGGCGACGCAGGCGGCCGGCTTGCCTGGGTCAAGTTCCCCGATTACTGGAAACGGCAGTACGAGAACGGCACCATCCACCCGGCGAAGTTGAGCCTACGCGACTGGTTCAAGGAGTTCATCGGCGTGGACATCGAAAAACTCGGTGCGCTGGAGTACCATCCGGGCGCGATTTTCGGCGTCTCGCGTGATACAATCCAGCGTCGCCCACGGGAGTTCTACGGGCGGCTGCTTGCCAACCTCGGCGAAGGCGGACACCGTGCCCCAGAGGAGGCGCATTATTGTGAGCGCGCATGGCCTTACATCTTCGCGGGATGAGATCGCTAGTGAATTCCCGGTACTGGCAACCGCGCACGTGGCCTGGAAGGACATCGGCTATTACTGCGCGGTCGAAGTACATGAGCACTGGCTGGAGGTAAAAGTCTACCAGTTCTATCTCTGGCGTGAGTACGATGAGCCTGAGTGGGACGGAGAATCGCCGCTTGTTCCGGGTGAAGCGCCGTCTGGTCACGCCTTCGACCGGGAGGACGCGAAATCCACGCCCTGTCCGGTTAAGAGGGTCAGCGAAGCGGAATTGTTCCTCTCCGGCAGCGTCAAGTGGGATGGCTGTTCAAATCTCCGGTTTGACCACCAGGACAACGTGATGTTGCACTTCTGCGGACGAAAAGAAGCAACGAGCATCGGCGTTTTGCTGGGGCGGCTGTACGACCTGGCGGCGGCGATGGTGCCGGCGTTTGACGAGTCATTGGCTGAGTAGAAAACAAAAATGAACCATATCACGCTCGTTTCCGTCGTTACGGAGAACTACCTGGAGAGGGCGCGGCCGTTCCTCGAATCGCTGCGCCGGCTGTCGGGTGTAGATCGCTTCTGTGTCTGCCAGGGATT